TAAGTATCAAGTATTGATTTTGGATTATTCATTTTTAACTCCTTAAGAGATTACTGATTCAGCATCAATGTCAAGGTTATAGGTTCCTATCAACGGGATGCCTTTCCACATGTCGATAGTATTATCATAGTTACTATCCATTACACCCATCTGCATGTGGCTAGTTTTATACATTGCTCCAAGCGCATCAATAACATCAGGTGATGTAACTAGGATAGTATTAGCTCTTGTTCCTCTAACGCTTCTGATCAATTGATTCATTTGTTTTTCTGTTGGAACATTAAGATACCCGCCTAAACCATCGTCACCAAGGTCAATGTTCACGATGGTAGCAACGTTTCTACTGTTTGCAATTTGGTGTCCCATATGGGATTCCATTGCTCTAGTGTATCCTATTACCCCATCAGAGTTCTCATGCTCATCACCACCATAAAGGTCGTATAAATCGAACAATTCGCCACGCCCAAGCATTTCAGAATCGACAAGGCCATTAGTTTCACCCATTACGAAAGTTACAGCCAAAATAGAGTTTTGCTTTGAGGCCGTAGAACCTAGAGCACTGATTACGTTACCCGCATCAATCGCCTTTTTTCTGTATGTGTTATAATACAAAGATTTTTCAAGATTCATTCCAGACTGTCTTAGTACTGGCTGAAATTTCATAGCATAGTAATCATTCTTGCCACCCATTTTTCTAGCCTGAGTCTTGCCAACGAATAATTTACCACCGAAAGTAGACAACTGAGTCTCTTTTAGTTCACTGTTGCTTGTTACGGTAGGGAGAACGCCATCAATATCAACGCTTTGAGCTGCCGTAATGTCTGAAATTTCTTCATATTTATTAATCAATCCGTCTGACGCTTCCATCACTGGAATAGACGATAGGAAAGGTGTAGCCTCAAAAAACTTATCAACTACAACAGTCTGTTTTGTTGCTTTTTTTATAGCAAGCTCTCTAAAAAAATTAGGATTAGCCATTTTTACTCCTTAGTGCCAACCGTAGACATGATGTCTTTGAAGGTACTTGTTTTATTAATGTCTTTTGGTGGTGGTGGTGGTGTACCGCCCCCGCCTTCTCTTGTCTCTTTTCGTGCAAAAATCGGTTTGGAAGTAACATATTCCGTACAAACTTCATCAATACTCTTGTCCTTACTTTCTTCAATCATCTTTGAAAGCTCTAATTTGACATTACCGAAGTAATTCATTTCACCAACTTTACCGAATGACTCTTTCAGTCTTGACTCAAATGTCTCGTTAGCAAGCGTTTGTTCTTTGATTTGAAGATCGTTTTTAAGCGCTCCATGGTCATTTTTAAGAGACTCGAACTCAGCCTTTAATGTTGCTAATAGTTTTGTTTGCTCAGTAGTTGAACTGCCGAGTGTTGATACTTGACCGTCAAGCTCTTCTTTTTTCTTACTGATTTGTGAAAGGGCATCTTTATAGGATGTTGATTCATCAATACCAAAAGCTTTTTTTAATTCTGATATCTTTTCCTTCATTGTCCCCAAATCTGTCAAGGTATCATCTTTAGTTTTAACTTCTGATTTGTAAGTTTCTGAGAAAACTTTTAGTCCATTATCTAGCTCATTAATTAATTCATCCTTATTGTCGGATTTCTTGATTTGCTCAACTTTTTTTAATATTTCTTCAATTTTCATTTATAAACCTTTTTTGATCAATAACCACAGATTAATTGATTGAATGAGTACAACTCACTCATAGTCTAAATATAAGAATTTGAAGTTTTTAAAATTAAATAGTGTTGACTAGGGTATTCAGATTATATACATTGGGTATACTCTATATACAATAAGGCAAAAATGAGAAAGATACAGCACAGTATAAAGCCTACTGATGAGATTGAAATGATGTTAAAGGTTATAATGAAAGACACTGGCCTTGGAATAACAGCATTATTCAATAACTGGGTGCTTAATGAGTTCAACAGATACTACAAGGAGAAGAAATGAAAAACAATAAAATTAATGTAAAAAATCTGAAGATTAAAGTACAGCAAGTAGAGGAAGGATCTAGCTGGAAAGCACCAAGTAAAGATTCAATAATTCACTCGATTGATTATGATTCAGATATTTTTCAATTAAAGAGTGCAGAAGGAGAAGAAAAGAAAAACAACAATCTAAACATATCAGAAGACCTATTGGCGATAAGTGAAAAAGTCTTTTTTGTAAATGGGGTTTATATCGATGAATCAGAAATTAAATCAATAAACATATGCGTTGAAGAAAGCAGAACATATGTATCTTATACTCTATTAGGTCGAGTAACAAAACCAAGGGAAGAACTATTTAAATCACTTGAAGAGTTATTCGAGTGGCAAAGAAGTAAATTTGCTTCAAAATTCAGTTCAGGGACTGATAAAGTTAGTTACGTTAAGGAAATTCCTGAAATATTCGAAGATGAAGATCAATATGAATTTGGTGAAGATGATGAAGACGAAATACTGACTTGCACAAAGTGTCTTGAGGGTTTACCAAAAAGGCTATTAATGGACAGGTCAACATGTATATGCGGAGGGCTATTTGAATGAGCGAACAACAAATAAAACACAAGCAATTCATATGCAGTATTTTAGCGATATTTGATGAGGTTTTTAATGACTGAAGATGAGAAGCTTGAATATGTAGCGCATAAATTGTGCTTAAAATGCAAAAGACTGCATGAAATTAAAGATATTGACGGAAAAGTTGTTAATTATTGGTGCTGTCGCATTTGCCCGAAATCTATCAAATTAAGAATTAAAATAATCAATCTCATTAAAAAGGCGTTTGGATGATAATTAAACTATTAAGGCTATTCGGAAAGAGGTCGCCTAAAATTGGTGAGACATGGATTTTGAAAAAAGATGACACTTTTAAAAGAAATCTTTATGCTGATGTAATTGATATAAATGGATCTTTCATAAAATACGAAATAAGGCGTGATAATACAGAATATGTAACTGAATCATCTCTTAGATTATCGGAATTCATTCTAATTTATGAAAAACATGGAAAAACATGGAGAAACAAATGGCGAATAAACCAGTAGTGCAGCACATGATTGATGAATTAGTATCGGTTGTAGATAAATATAGATGCGAAGGGATTAGTTACTGCGAAGTAATTGGATGTTTGGAAATAATATCCCGTGATATTTATATTGAGTTAACAAGTGATGAAGAAGAAGATCACTTCTAATCGATCGACATCATCTTATCAACAATAGTATTCTCTCTCAAATTCCTTAATTTGGTAATTTCAACAGATGACTTACCGAATTTCCCTAACTCTGAATTAAGCTTTTGATTAAATTCTTTATCACTCCACGGTTCAACATCTTCAAGATCTCTTACAACATGCTGAGTACAACTATCATTCGGATGAAATATAAACTTTGGTGCTGATTCAAAAGGGATCTTGCCGAGTGAAGCCATTGCAAGGCAGAAATTACATGGATTCGATCCAGACGTTTTAGAATATATCCATTTTACGTTTTTATCTTTAGCGTGCCTTGCCAACTTCACCGATGCCTGAGTATTGATTGCTTCTGACCTTGCGAGCCTTTCAGCATATGATCTTGATTTAGATTTTAATGCATTTGATATGTATTTTTCTAAAGGTTTGTTCAAATCAATGGCATCAACCAAACGTTCATAGCTCTGCTTTAATCCTTTATTCTTTATTCTCGATATTTGCTCGGTAACATTATTAATAGTTGACTCAGATAGCTTATTTCCCAACAATTTTGATCTTCTAAGTTGATCTATATATTCGGGGATCTCGGGAGCAAAGCCACCTGAATCATTTATTTTTTTAGCGATCTTAATCACGCCTTTACCATCTTTCAAGGCTTGATTTAGTATCAATTTGTGATCTTTAACAACCTTTTTATAGTTTGATCTTATGCGCTTTGATAGTATTATTTCGTCATCAAATAGAGATATTTTCTCAATCTTTCTGGTAAACGTGGCCTTGTTTGATGCAGATATACCCATAACCGCCTGATTGTAACTAACATCAGTTATTAGATTTACAGTGTTCACCCTGAAATACTGAAAGAAATCTTCACTCATTAACGCTTCATTGTATACTCTATTTAGTTCAACTTGAGCAATTGAAAATGACCTATCATCTAAAATAAGCCTTCTCAAGTCATCTGAAACGGCATTAAACAACTCTTGAGTTTTTCGTGATATACGAGCAGAGTATAATTGTAACTCTCTTATGGTCTGCTCTCTATTCACTAAATATTACCATCTTGATCTTGATCATTTTCATCAATACCAATCCCATCGCCCGTGTTGAATCCATTAGCGGTATCTTTGTCGAATGCTGTCATTATATCTTCAACCTTTGTCTTATCTTGGCCGAAAATCTCATTAATAAGAGTCGAAAACAATTCTCTCTTTGTTTCACCATCAAGCATGAATGATGCATTGATGCGCTCTATCTGATCAAGTATAACTTCAGGGGTAAGTGAAGCGTAATCAATGGGATACTTAACAGTCACTTTGTAATCACTTGTGATATAGTTCTTAAGTGCTATATCATAAATCCAGCGTTCAAGATTTGCGGAAGTTTCACCGACATTCATCCAATAGAGTATAATCTTTCTCGATGCCTCTTTTCTAGCTTCTCCACTTGCGCTCTCAGCTATCTGTGTGTAAGAATCCATTTGCTTTCTTATTGATATCTCTCTCCTTTCACAATACTGCTCCTGAAATTCTAAATGGTCTGTGTTAACTCTTAGTCTTTCAGGTGGATTCAATCCAGCAGCGTAACCAAGCGCATTATCATTACCAATTGATAACTCACTAGGTAGCTTTCCATCTTCTGTTTGTATTAGCAAAGGTGAAAAACAAGTGTCTGCAATACTGCTCAATATCCAGTTTCTAATATTGAATACTTGAACTAATTGTTTAGTTGTTGATCTGTATTTTGGTGGAGGTGCATCATAGTATTCTTTTTTTATACCTAATTTTGCCATTATTACGGGAAAATATTTAACATTAAATGGAACGGTTATTTTTTCTTGAGATTGTGCCAACGTAAGTTTTTTATCACTGTACTGCTGGTTGACTACATAGTAAGAGCCGCCATCATTAGGAGTTTTCTCCCAGACTTGAAAGCTCACAATATTCTTTTGCATGTCGTATTCTTTAGGCCATGCAAGTATCGCAAGCTTACCATACTGATCTATGTGATATCCTGAGCAATTGAGAGGATCTACATTAATAAGATAAGGAAGCTTTGTTAAATCAGTATTATCTATTGGTGCCTGTTCTGGCGCTGAAACAATAAAGAAAGTCGATGTATTTAACTCAGTATCTATCATTTTTTCTTTAAGGTACCCAGTTATAGTAGATCCTTGAGAGTCTACATTATCAATGAAAGCCTCAACACGTTTTTTAGCCGCACCTTCAACAGTCCGTTCAATTGCTTTTGAATAAACTGGCAAAATCTTATAATCAATCTCAGGCTGGAATATATTATCAAATGCAGATAACTCAATCCTAAAATTATGGTGATTAGTAGATTCAGCCCCATATTTAACAAGGTAATCACCATTATCATAACCGCCTGTACTATGATAAGAGTCTACAATCCTTATGTGATCCTCTTGAACATACTGCCTAAGTGTCACATTTCCATAATATAATGATTTTAGTGTGCTTAATTGTACTGCACCTTTAGTAGTTGCGCTCATAGAAATGAACCTCCAATGTTACCGCTTGAGAATGTTCTGATTATTCTAATTTCAAAGAATATTCTCATCATAAATGAATCTGAATCATCGGGACTACATCCAGACTCTTCCTTAATTTTATCTTTCGGGATTATCTGACTTTTTTGTTCGTCCTTGTCAGAGTTCCAGTCTTTTATTAAAGATAGCTCATATATAAGCTTTTCTATAGCTTCTTTTTCGATTTTACTATCGTCAATATAAATTTCGTTCTTATTTACCTTTTTTGCAATCTCAAAATAACAATGCGACCTTAAATTTCTGTATTTCTCATCAATATTCTTATTAGAGTTATTGGCAAATGCCTGATATTTACCAAAATCAACCAATCCAGACCCTAGACCATCAACATCAACAACTACATTGGATTTTGAAACCTGAAACTTTTCTCTTAACTTCTCAATTTCATCATAAACAAAATCAAGTGTAGATTTATCAATCTGTAACCTATGTATTACTCTCCAACCGTCCCATACATAGATTATAGTTTTATCAACCCCTAGACGTGCAGGGTCACAAGTAATGTACTTTGTGCCAGAAGGTATGAATGTGTTTGAAGTAAGGTTTGAAAGCGCTAAAAAGTCGAATATCTTTGTTGGGTCATCTTCGTAATCCCAGTTTCCAAAAAGAAGCCTTTGTTTACTCGCCTCATTCATTTTCTTAAGATTTTCAATGTAATGCTTTGAAATGTTTGGGTTATCGACAGCTAAAGCCTGAATAAACCGTCTATATTCTTTCAGAGTGCCTTTAGTGTGTGGCGAATAAAACTCATGATATACCCAGTTTTTGGCAGGGTTGCAACTCATTAATATTTTAGGCTCTATTCCGAATTCGTCAAGTTTATATCTTATACGAGAGCCCGCAACCTCAACAGCTTTATGTGTCAGCTGGTTGACTTCATCTATGAATATACCTGTAACCTCAAGCGATCCAAGTGAGTCAAAGTTAGGATCTGAAGGATAAAGAAAAAGGTCTTTGAGTATTACAACTGATCCATTGTGAAACTTTATCTCATTAGATTGAGCATTGTATTTAAAGTGCACATCAGCTATTAATCCACAAAGTTTTGCAACTTCAAAAAACGTGACCAGTGTAGTCTGCTTTAATGCCGCAAGCTTAGCCCGACCTATAAGCCAGCGTGATCCATCATGTGATAATGCGCTCGTTATTATCCACAAGCAACCAAAAAAAGACTTTGCACCGCCAGCTCCTCCGCCAAAAAGAACTTCAGTAACTCCTTTAGTTTCAAGTGCATCAAGTGCTAATGTTTGTTTTTTAGTTAGTGTTATCTGACTCATAGACTTTATTTATTGTAATGCCTATTTTGTCTCCACCGGAAGTAACGTCAACCTTTTGTGCTTCGTCATATCCAAGTAGCTTTGATATTGATTCGAGAGACTTTAATTTATCGTGAAGTTCAATTTTGACATACTCAACCATGTATTCCTTTTGGTCGCCTGTTTCTTCATCGAAACATGTTTTGTATGTCACTTTTCTCTCTATTTTCTTAATGCAGTCTTTTTGATCATCCGTGAGGCTTTCAAATTCCTTTAACTCAATCCAAGTATTATGCATATGAGCTATACTACTAAAAGCGATCTTTTTATATTCATTTAGTATCATTAGTTTAGAGAGTCCAGATATTTTTTCCAAATCTTTTTGAATTTCTTCAATATAAGACTTGATATATGGTTTCCTAATGTTCTCACTACCTATTAAACAGGCCGTCTTCTCTGAGTATCCAGCCCTTATAGCGGCTCTTGTAGCGTTCCAATCTTCAATGTAGTACTCACAAAATAGCTTCTGCTTTACGGTTAATTTCTTCTCATCCATACGTCACCTTAAACACACTAAATGTTTAAAAAACACAGGAATCAAATTGAAGAGTTACCAAGCAGAATCAATTTGATTAAGCCTGTGTTTTAAAAAATAAAGCGGTAACTCTATACTAAAAATATATAATTTTCCAATCATTTTAATCTAAAAAAGACCTTTTCATCAAAATAATTGTAACTAATGAACTTTTGTTGATCAACTTTAAACTTAAACTTTTCGCTTATCATGTTGTTTTTATAAAATAAGAGAGTATCTGCCTTTATCTCATATTCATAAAAATTCTCAAATCCTATTGACGGAATTGTGAAAAACACGGTACTATCTGAGAACTCATAGCAAAAAGGATCTTTAACACTTTCCTCACAAAATTTACCTAGTATCAATTCTGATGCTGGTAATTCAAATTTTTCATTTTCAACAATACACCCTGAAAGCAACACTGCTACTATAATCAAATATTTCATAAATTTCCCTTTTGGTTTTCTAAAATTATATCCATTAGTAGATCTTGAATCTGCCAATGATTTAAGCCAAACATTATACAGATTCTAGCAAGTGTAACAGCTGAAGGAAAGCTTTTTCCATTCTTAATTCTATTCAAGTGCTGCCTTGATAGGCATAGCTTTTCCGATATTTCATTGTCTTTATAATTCTTTGATTGATCAAGTATTATCTTCTGAATGCAATTCATAGTCTCTCATCTTCTTTTGTGCAAAATTCATCACACAATCCGTCTTCATCCAGATAACGCCCGCATATGCATGCATTAAGCTCTGGTTGCTCTTGGTTGTCATATTGTTGTTGTGCCTGGTTGTAGTTCATCTATTCCTCGCCTAATAAATCAAAAAGGTTATCATTAATATGCTTTACAATATTTTGCACTTCTTAATGTAACCAAATCTTCAAGTTTAAAACCATCAAAAGTTAATTACTGGGCTAAATATTTAAACTATTTCCCAATCTTCAGACATTATATCAACTATAGTAGATGCATAAGGTATTCGTCTAATACCTTCTTCACAGTTGGGTATTGTGAAATAAGGATATGGGAATGTCATCAGACTATTTTCATCAGGAGATTGGAGTTCAATAAACATACCTTTCCCGTTCCACCCTTTACGAGCAACCTTTAACCCTTTCTTAATACATCTTATGGCTTCACCAAAATCTAAACCCTCTAATTGTGCCTGTTTTTCATTTTCCATATTTTTTTCCTTTATTGTTTTTTCGGTGAATTTATTTATTTTATCAATTGATTCCTGCGACACTTCACCGTTTCCACCGCAAAAAATTGTTTTTCCTATTATTTTACAACTCATCATTCACCCCAACAACATACTCTATTATGTTGTCTATGTATTTATTTACCATGTTAAATATGTATGTTATTTAATCCTCCCCTTCATTGTCTTGTGTTGGCTTCATGGCGTTGCCGTAGTTATTGATAGCCTCATTAAATGTACTTCCAAAAGCGTAATTATCTGACTCTTGAAGATTTACAAAATCAAGTCCGTGACAACAGAATTGATTGCCATCTTTTTCAACCTGAATTTCCCACCATTTTTCATCACACCCTTTTTTACCACAACCGTTGCACACAAAGAAGCCACCGTATATAAAAGAATGGCTACCACAAGAGCATCCAAAGTTATGTCTAAACGCTATCCCGTTGCTCTCTGCCATTTCTCTCGCTTTATCATATCCAACACTCCGTGCTCCTGCATCATAATACTCGCCATTAAATGTTGGCGGTCTATCTCCATATATGAACATATTGAATCCGCAGTCCACACTAGTGTTTGTTGTTTTAATAAGGTACTGTGCTGTTTTTAACTCTTGCATACTACCCCTCCTCTTCATTGTCTTGCTTTGGTGGTTGGGGTAGCGGTTGCCAGTGAGTTACATTTCTATGGCTAAATACAGTGTAACCATTACTGTACACCCATTCGCTATTGATTGATAAATACCCAGTGTGCTGATTGCAAGTTTCAAAATCTTCATCTTGCCTTTCCGGCGGATATACTTGGACTGGTGTCATGGCATCTGGCAATCTATCCTCAACACTAATCCACTCGCTCGCTGTTTCGGTGGTGGGGGTTATGGTTGATAGGAGAGATTTAAATTCACTGATACTTTTAGACACACTATGTTTCATCAATAATTTAACTGCCTTAACATTTGTCTGAATAGCTAATGAATTAATAAGGTATTCAATTTTTTCAAATTCCTCCACCAATCCCTCAGAGCTTTTTAGTGTAACTACTTCGCTTCGCTTGGTGGTTATGGTAGATAAAACAGAATCAGCGTAACTATATAACTCCT